ATTCCCCCGTTCATTTTGTATTCGACTGCAATGTAACCGGCAGGAACCCTTACACTGCACTTTGCAACGCATATAAGTCCTGCAACGATCACAACAGCTAATCCGATTCCACCTAAAAGTCCTTTCTTCATTCTTTGTCCTCCTTATTTTTACTTTCGTCTTTATTTAACTCATCAATAGCATTTCTGCCAATGTGATTCAATAATTTACCTAGCGGTTGAAATAATTTGTAAAGTAGAAACCATACTGCCACCGCTCCACATATCACTAGAAATATAAATACTGGATTCATAAATTCCCCTTTACTGGCCATTCAAAGCCAAAATCTGAACGTTTGATTTTGCATTGTGGGATTCCGTCTTTCCAGAAAACTAATCCCTCTATTTCGTGTTCAGAAAGATATTTCTTGATTCCATCAAATGTTCTTTCAACTTCAACGATTTCTTTGCCATGTTTTATCAAGGCATCATAATCATCATTATACGGATTGCCATGAAAATGTTTTCCGTAAGCTTCATATGTGCCATCCTGCAATTTAAGACCTTGATTTGTCCACATTGAAGTTACATAATATGCTTCTACAAACCATTTGTCAGACGGATTATTCTCATCAACCTTTAACCATCCCGGCCAATGACCTGTAATCGCATCTGGTTCGCAACAGGGGATAAATCCCTCTGGTGGTATTTTACCCTTCTTGCAGTCGTATCGTTTATAAAATTTTCCGTCAATTACTGCACAACAAGAGCCGTCGTATTTGACTGTTGCAATCCCCTCTCCTTCAAGTACCCATTCCATACCCGGATGCACTTTTGGAAGAACCTTTACAACGTTATGATCTTTGAATTCTCGCTCAAATAATGTTGGTATCTTTTTCATATAAATACTCCATTCTTTACTATCCAATGAACACGCTTGAAAATATTGAAATTAACGC